ATAATGATTGATGCAGCCGTTAAAAATTATGATAAGTTCTTAGTTCCGACAACAGATATTGAACCTGATCCGAAGGAAGAGGAATACACGGCAAAGAATCTTGCAAAATTAGATTATGAAAGCAGTGAGAATCTTATAGGTCAGATTGTTAATCTCTCACAGGTCTTGAACTCAAAATTGTGGCACGAGATGAATAAGGAAGAACCGAATCAAAGTTATATTGATAGATTGTATAAGGATGTATGTCAGTTATCTATAATGTCAGGTCTTGAAATTGATAAGGCAAAGAAAACACTGATTGTAGATAACAAAAATGAGTTGAAAGAAATCAGAGAACGATACAAAAGCAAAGAAGATGGCAAAATCGGTTATCCAATGTTCTTTAAGGAACTTGGTAAGAAAGGAAATTACGACAGCAAAAAGACATATATCTTCTATAATACAACACTTGATATGATTGGTCGGGAGATTGCATACAAGACAATGACAGTTGAGGGTACAGAAAAGGCACTGCATAAAATCCTGAGAAAGCCAGATATTAAATCAAGAGATGTAGACAAAGATAAGATTAAGGCGGTCTTGGAATTATGCAAGCAAAGAGCCAAAGACGATAAGAAATTAGGAGTTGAGAAAACTCAGTTGGGTAAGAGTGAATACAACCGCATTAGAAAGCAGACCATTGAAAACTTCTTGGAAGATTTGGCAGAGATAAAGATGAACCAAGCAACACTCTACACATTGCTTACAAGCGAGGATGCAGAGAAATATGAGGACTATATCTTACAGGGATTATTGGAACTGAAATCTTCAACATTGAAGAAACTGGTCAAGACAGATGATACAACACCAACACTTGTAGAAGATGCAGCAGGAGACATTGAGATATACGGAATAAAGCATAAAAAATCGGAAGTGGCATAAAAACCACTTCCTTTTATTTTGCAAAAAAAACTGCACGATTATTGCCGAATTAAATTTCGTTCCCCTTGTAAAATAAGGCATTCCGAGGTCATTACAATGGGTGTAATATGGAGAGAAAAAATTGCGTTTTGGGCATAAAAAACACACCAACAATCCTATGAATACATTGGTGTTCTTGTCATTAAATTTCTTTCCTATGGAAAAGCATAAGAAACTTCTACAAATGCTATTATAGCAGGATAGAAAGTCAATGTCAACGATTTTCTAAATTTTTTTATGCAACAAAATTTCTAGTATCTAACATAGTAATCATTTATTTATGGGACGGTGTTCTATCGTCCCTTCCTCCTCCAGTTTATAACGGGCTTATTTTTTAGCCGTTAAAATATATCAAAAGTTTTTATGGGGCAGCCCCACGAACTAAATTTAACTTAGGGCGTACCGACTGCAACAGGAAAGGATTAAAAGATGGATATTAAAGAATTGAATTTAACAGATGAGCAGATGGCTCTTGTATCTAAATATGTTCAGAGTGAAACAGATAAGGTGCGTACAGATTACAGTGCGAAACTTAAAACTGCCAATGATGAGATTGCAAGATTAAAGCCAGTAGAAAAATCTGATGCAGAGAAAGCATTAGAGGAAAGAATTTCTGCTCTCGAAAGTAAAGAGAAAGAACTTGCTAATAAGGAAAAGTCAATGACGCTTGCAAGCAAATTAAAAGAGAAAGAACTTCCAGAAGGATTAGCACAGTTCTTAAATGTCGGTGAGGACATGGATAAGACCATAGAAGAGGTAGGTGCATTGTTCGGTAACTACTTTCTCAACGGATCAAACAAACCATCAAATCACCAGACCTCAAAAGGAATTACAAGGGAAGATTTTAAGAAGATGGGATATGCAGAGAGGGCAAAACTTTATGCAGAGAATCCTTCACTTTATCAAGCATTGAATAAATAGGTGGTGATGACCACTTATTCAATGGGAAAGGTGGTCTAATGGACGTAAATACAATTCAAACATTGATTACTTCTGTTGGTTTTCCTATTGTCTGTGTACTTGCTTTAGGATGGTTTATCTATAAAGCATTTGAGAAGTTCACAGCACAGTCAGAGAAGCGTGAGGAAAAACTTTACACTGTTCTGGCTAATGCACAGGAAACCAATGAAAGATTATCAAAGACAAACGCTGAGTTTGTGACGGTATTGAATACATACAAATCTGACCTTGAAGAGATTAAGTCAGATGTATCGGAAATTAAAGAAAATATGAAAGGTTAAAATGGTGAAAATTTATGAGTACAATTAACACTAATGTTATTGTGCCTGATGTATATTCTGCTCTCGTAAGAGAAAAGATTACAGGCAAGTGCAAGGTAGCACAGTTCCTTGTAAACTTAGGAGAACTCCACGGCAAAGTCGGTGAGACATTAACTATGCCTAAGTGGGGTTATATCGGAGATGCTAAGGATTGGGACATCAATACTCCTATGGATGTAACACAGATGAAGCAGACATCTACAACTGCTACAATCAAAGCAATCCAGGCACCAGCCGTAAAAGTTGCAGATTATGATTCTGAGGTGGAACTCGGAAATGCTATCAATGAAGCAGCAGAGCAGCAGGCAATCGCAGTTGGTAGAAAATATGATACTGATGCTATTGCAGAGGCATTAAAGTCCCCACTTAAATATAAGTTAGGTGCTAAGAACACTGTAACACAGGACGAGATGATTGCAATTCTCGGTCTTTACGGTGACGACAGAGACAGTGCAGATTTTGATGCTATCGTTATCTCATCTCTCTTTGCACCATCTTTCTACAAGATGGATATGTTCACTTCTCGTGAGAGAACAATGACAAAGGATGGTAACGGTATTGCAGTAAACGGAATTATCGGTTATTTCCTTGATATTCCAGTTGTATTATCTGATCGTCTCTATGATACAACAAATACAGAGGGATTTATCCTTGTAATGAAGAAGAACGCTATCTCTTACATTCCAAAAGAGAATCCATTCGCAGAAGCAGAAAGAAATGCAGGTCTCAGACAGACAACTATTTACTTATCTCAGTTTTATGCAATGTCATTAACTGATGACACAGCAATCGTTGTTGCTAAGACAGTATTACCTACAGGTAAATAAAATACACATAAAAAGAAAACCAAAAGAAAGTAAAGTTTCATTGGGAATAATTTGAATAATTATGGGGTGACTTATATGTGTATAGGTCGTCCCATTTTTTGTAGAAAGTGAGGGATAAAATGCTCAGTGGAGAACAGTTAAAATTTCTGAGATATTATAATGGTAAGACACAACAGCAAGTCGCTGATTGGTGCAATGTATCAAGAAGATATATCATTATGGTTGAACAGAATGAAGAAAGATTATCAGAGGAAACATATAATGCTTTTATCAACTGCATCTATGGCATTGGAAAGCCACTGCCAAAAGAACCAAGACCAAATCAGACCAGTAAAAAGAAGAAGTCAGGTGATGACTAATGGGACTGTTCAGTAGAATATTTGGCGGTAAGTCCATTAGGTCTGCTGCAACTTCCGCATCATTTCTCGGTGCATATCGTGAAGCAGGTGGACAATCTTATGATGGTGGTGGTTGGGGACTTGATAGATTTAATTCAATTGTAGATGCTCATTCATCTGTAGACGATATGATAGAAGAATGGGGGCTTGCTGATGAAGGTTGTCGGTATCAATCCCTAGATGGATATTCTAACCCATACACCCAAGCATACCGTGAAGAAAGAGAACGTGCAGAAGAAGAAGTAGAGGTTCTTGCAATGTTCGGAGAAGAGATAGATGTAGAACTTCTAATTGATTGGGACACTGTAGAAGAGAATGCTTATGAGTATGCAGAAGAACTTGCACAAGCATGGTTAGACGGTTCGGAATGGGTGCCAGAAGAAATTATGGACTGGGCTTGGTACGATTTATCAGACCATAATATGTAAGGGAGAACACAATGACAGGAAAAGAATTTCGCAGATGGCGAAGAAGTTTAGAAATCTCTCAACAAGTGGTAGCCGATTATGCGGAATGTAACAAGTCAACTATCTGTCGTTGGGAGAAAGAACAAATCAAAATATATCCAGACCTATATTCTAAGGTAATGGATTTCTATAAAAATCATAAATAATCTTACGCACAAATCTGTGCGAACAAATCACAAGAACAAAAGTCGGAAATGTATGAATAGGACATGGCGACTATAAAACAAAGGAAGTAACCAAAAAACGGTAGAAAGGCAAGGTGAAATAATTTGCAGAAAGAACGCAAGTATTTCATCTTCATTATGATTAACTGTCTGAGCGAATTATTTCGCCCAGATGGTGAACGTAATGAACGTGGAATATTTAAACAAAGTACCCGAATGGTATAAGAGTAATGAAAAATTTGATTTAGTATTGAGTGATGATATTGATTCACTCACAACAGTTGCAGTTGTACAGAGTGTACACCCAAACTGGAATGTAGAATACTTCTATGATTTCGATAATATCTATGCAAGTCCAGATGCTTATTTCAAGGAAAATAAATCACGCACAAGAGTATGGTGTGATGTAGCGTTTTGTAGAAATGAAATGGCATTTGACAATCATATTAGCAGGAAAGATATAGACGACCATGTAAATCCTCGTTGTATCAATCCGAACATCTTAGCAAGCGTATCTAATTATGGCTATACAAATAAGTATGCAGGATCAACTGCTCTACTTGTGTGGTCTTTATACAATATCCCATTACCAAAAACAGAAGAAGGAAAGATGATGCTGCTTTGTATCGACAGCACATTCAAAGGATTTTATTCGACCAAATTCAAAGAGAGAAATAGATTCTTTCTTTGTGATGTATTGGATTTACCAGAATTATATGAGGTAGAGAAGCGTCACGACATTAAAGAATTTTATCAGTTAATGGATAAATATGGACTGTCTCAGAAGATTAGATACAACAGCGAGACAAAACAGATTGAATCAAAGTTAGATGTCGCCACAATCAGCGAGAAGTTGGGAATAGATATATCTCTTCCAACAAAACAATATGACCATTGGAGAAGTTTTGAACAGAAACAGGTCAATATGTGCGGTGTGAAATCCATAAAAGATTTAGAGAGAGGATTGGTCACACTGGCTTTTACATTTAGAAATGTAGCAAAGTATTCTGTCTTGAAAAAGACGGCTTAATTGAAAATTGAATAGAGAATATATAAAGGGTGGCTACATTACAGTCACCCTATAACAAAAGAAAGGACACAGAAAGATGAACGAATATTTTTATGAATTAACAAAGGATTTAGATAACAAAGAGTTTGCAAATATTTTTGCAAGATACAGAAAGGAAAGAAGAATACATGAAAGAGAAAGAAACCATTGTAATTTTTACAGCGAAGAAAGCGAGAATTTTATTGAAGATGGGTTATACACTTGTGGATATTAAGCCAGATAAAACTGATCCAGATGGAAAACGCAGTGTATTCGTTTTCAAAAATGATGATGGAATTTTGGAGAATATATAAATATAAGTGGCTCAAAATTGAATCAAATTTATCTTTATCACTTAAAGGAATAATCGTCTGCCCTGCCGGGCATCCGTTCCTTGAAGTAAGAAAGAGAAGTTTGCAATTTTTCACTTGGAAGATACATATTCATTAACTGTCCACTTGCGTGTCCAGTTTTATCACATCTCAACTTACATTTTGAAACACATTTCTTAATGGAAACCAAGTGAAGAAAACAACACAGGCGTATGCCACTCGTACCTACAACTTTCCAAAATTGTCCACTCAGAACACACATATTAGAGAGAGTAATAGATATGTACTTTCTGACTGGACAAAAATGGAAAATCAAAATGCAACAAGAGTGAGTGCGTCAGCACGAACTAATCAATATGTCAAACAAAACACAAAAAGGAGAATTAAAGAATGAAGACAGTAAAAATTATCAATCCAGTACAGGCAGGATTTTATTTTGAGAATGGATTAAAGCCATTAGATATTTATTTCAGTAGAGGTAAATGGGTTTGGGAGTTTGATAAAGACGAAAGCAATCCATTATTTACTCGTTGGCTAAATAATGAAAACAAAATGAAATATTAACTTGAAGGAGATTATTAAATGAAGGAAATTATATTAAATACAGAGTATACATATTCGCAGATTTGCGAAGTGATTGGTTGGAAAGTGACTACAGGAAATTCTAAGAAAGCACAAATCAAAGAGATAGAATCTTCATTTGAATTTTATCATCCTATGAATAAGAAAACCCACAAGGAGAAGAAGTCATATATCTTTACAAAGCAGTTGAAAGATTTGGTCGAGCCATCAGTTCAGAATAATGGTGGTAGTAATAATAATAAGAATATTACACCTATGATGGATTATCTTCTTCGTATTGCAAGCGAAAAAGAATTTAATGTTGGTACTGATATGACATTAACTCATTGGTTCTGTGGCAGTGCAGGTCTTGATTTAATGGATAGGGATATATATGTTGAACAGTTTGGCTCAGATGAAGAGTTAGCACCATTTTGTGCTGAGTATCATATCTCCAAGCCGAGATTATTTCGGGAGTACATGGGAATTATTAGAAAGCATACAAAGGATATATTCTTAAAATCATTAGAGGTCATGGCTAAGAAAAATTTAGTCGAGTACATAGATGGCTATGAGTTCTATTACAAGATGAATAAACGTGGTCGCATGGGAAATATATTCACAGATGAGTTGAATGATACAGTGCATGGTCTTGAAGAGAAGTATTGTAATGAACTCAATGATGCTTACAATCTCAGTCAGAAGATGGCAGGTAGACGATTACTTATGTGTATAAATAGAAAGCCAGAGATTAAGGAACAGTTTGATGATTTTATGAATAATGATTTGAATGTTGTTCCGGTGTGGGATATTCTCAACGTGCGTATTGATGAAGAATATAAATATAGTTGTCATGTAGATGATGAACATAGTATTCAATCATATTATCGTGCAATCGAAATTGATATGATAGAAGATACAATCAATCAGGACTGTGATAAAGATGGTCTTGCAACAGCCGTTACAAATGTTATTCGCAGAGTGAGTCGCCGGGAATTACTCAATAAGAAGTGGAAAGATAAATATGGAAATGTTCATATGACTTATGACTCTTGGGAAGATGCTACTGATATAGTGGCTATTGAGAAATTATTATTCACACATTTTGACGAGGACTTTGATGATGGAACATCACTTGATTTAGCGGTGCTTGATAATGAATTAAAGGATTTTTTATTGGATGACGTTTCCAAAAATGGAAACACTGATGGATTAACGGAAGAAGAAAACAGATTATTTGATAGGGTGTCTATTGCATAGGCATCCTTTTTCATTGCACTCCAATTGGAGTGTATTGGAATAGTTTTAGAAAGTGAGGAACATAAAATGAAAACATTTGAAGAATTAACTTATTTCGTGGACACAAAGGATTATATGAAAGCATATGGCAAGGTTGCAGAATCTATTGACAATGCTGAGTTGGATAAAGCAAAGAATTATTTATCTCTCTTGAAATTAAGAGAGCAGGAATTGATTAAAAGTATGAGTTATGAACTCAGAACTGAACGTGAAATGATTGCAAGTGGGATTGGATTAAAGGAAGGTGAATACTAATGACTAAGGAAAAGACAATTATGCAAGCATTAACAGAGGTTGTTCCTAATTATCTTGCGTCATATCTTTGTTGGTATTACTCTGATCCGAACAAAAGAATCAGTTGGGATGAACTCTGTAAATCAGATGCTAACTTTAGAAGTAAAAGCGGTGAGAATAAAACAGAAGATTTTGCCGAACAGAACTGGCTCATTAGAGATGATGTTCAGAAAGCAATGATTATCTATTTACAGTATATGAAGAGATACAACTTTATGAAAAGGTATCAGGAGATGAATAAGAAAGCATTATCTGGTGACGTGAACAGTGCCAAGTATGTTGATGAGATGGATAAGATTCTGGACAAGATGAGTGTAGACAAGAATACAGAGAGTGAGATTGACAGATTGCTAGAGGGGGTGACAATCAATGGAAATTAGTTTAGCCAATGCCAAGAAGTTAAACTGGCTGTGGCAGGATGAACATGAGATTGAATGGATTGAAACCTTTGTCAAAATTATTGATAAATCTGGTAAAACAGTTCCGTTCAAATTAACACCTGAGCAGAAAGCATTTATTAACGGACTGGCTCATAAGAATGTGATTTCAAAAAGCAGACAATTGGGTTTGAGTGTGTGTTGTGCTGGCATTTCCATCAGAAGATGTGTGTGTCATCCCAATACAACCTGTGTACTTATATCGCACTCTCAGGAGAGTACCAATAAAGTATTTGGTAAGTTGAAGCAAATGTTCTACTCTCTTCCTGATTGTATAAGACCAGAACTGTTGACCAATAACAGACAGGAATTATCTTTTGTGAATGGTAGCAGAATATCATGTCAGACAGCAGGAAACAAAGATTTGTGCCGTGGCGACACGATTAACGGAGTTTTGCATATGTCTGAGTATGCCTTGTGGAAGAATCAGGAAGGACAGATGCAGTCACTTATGCAAGCAGTAACCGAATCTGCGACCTGCATAATTGAAAGTACGACAAAGGGCTTCAACTCCTTCACAAGTACATATATGCAAGCAAGGAATGGTGAGAATGATTTCAAGCCATTCTTTTTTAATTGGATAAATGGACGCACATTATTTGAACCTCAGTACAAGTTGGCGGTCAAGTCGTGGAAAGCGAGACATAATGGCAAGATGCTCACGGAAGATGAGTATGATGAGGAAGAAAAATCTCTTGCCAAGTTGGGTATGACACCTGAACAGGCAGTATGGAGAAGAGGAAAAATATCTGAGTCCTCATTAGATGCTTTCCATGAAGAATTTCCAAGCACATTTGAAGAATCGTGTATTGTGAGCGGTTCATCTGTATTTGATAACAATAAGGTTATCAGATTACAGCAAGCAATAGTGCAGCAGAACATCAAGCCATTATCACTTGATAAGATAGTTGGGATTCCCCAAGTGTTACGACCTCATGTATCTAATCGCAATCTGAAGGTGTGGCAGATTCCCAAAAAGGGAATACGTTATGTTCTCGGCTGTGATGTTGCTGAAGGTCTTGGCGGTAAGAGAGATAGTTCTACCATTTATGTATCGGATAAGGATGGTGTACAGGTTGCTCAGTTCAAGTCCAATAAGGTAAAGCCATACGAATTTGCAGATATAATTGATGCAATGGGTAGATGGTACAATAAAGGATTGCTCGTGGTGGAGAAAGCATCAGGCGGTCACAGTTGTATTGAGAGATTAAGATACGACAAGAAATATATGAATATGTACAAATATAAGTGCTATGACGAGTTCAAGAGAACCATTTGGAAGGTTGGATTTGATACCAACAACAAGACCAAGAGTATTGCGGTCAATGATATGCGTGAGTGGTTCGATAAGGGACTGATTGACATACAGAGCAATGATTTACTGGAAGAGATGAAAACATTCGTTGCAGAGGATAACGGAGCATTTAATGCCGTTGTGGGTTCACATGACGACCTTGTGAGTGCTTGTTGGTTATGTATTGCAGGAATGAAATCTGCTTTCTGGTATCCGTTTTAGAAAGGAGAGACAATGGACAGATTAGATTATTATATTGAGAAACAATATGGCAATGATCCTAAGTGGTTTGAAGAGGAAATCATTCAGGGCAGCCATGCACAGAGGATAAGTAATGTTATTGCCAATAGAGATTATTTAAGTGGCAGACATAAGGTTTTACTGCGTCAAGACAGCCAGTATAAGGGCAAGACATTAGTTGTTAATAAAACAGTGATTAACTATGCTAAGACCGTTATTAAGTTCCATAATACGTTTTTATTAGGACATCCGACTGCTTTATCCTGCAATGATGAACATACGCTGAATACATTTAATGACATCTATAAGTTAGGACAGTATGCTACTGTTGACTATGAGATTATAGACCGTGTAAATAAGTTTGGTGACGCATATGAAGCAATCTATGTGGACAATGGAACGATTAAGAGTAAGGTGCTTGATAATGCTTGCAGTTATCCTGTATATGACGATATGGGTGAGTATATTGCCTTTATAGAGCATTGGACAGACGCATATACGGCTATTTCATTCTGGAATGTATATTATCCTACCTATGTTGAACATTGGGACAATGAGGGTGGAGAAATGCGTTTAACATCAACAGATAACAGTGTTGGTCTGCCTATCCATTATCATAATTTCAATGATGAGGATTATAACTTCGGTGTGGCTTTACTGAATGATATTAAGCCGATTATGGACGCATTAGAAGATGTCATGGCTAAGATGAGTGACAGTATCTATGTGAATGTAATGAATCCTATGCCTGTGGCTATTGGACAGCGTATAGAGAGTTCTATTCCTGCTGATGCAGTTGGTTATGTAATGAACCTTGATGTGGGAGATTTCAAGTATGCTAATTGCTCATTGGATTATAACTCAATCAAGTTGTATCTGGATAATATGAAGCAGTTCCTTAATGATGTGGCTTGTATGCCATCTGTATTAGGTTCTAGCACTAATATTGCGAATATCTCAGAAGTTAGTATGCAAATCTTACTGATGATGGCAAGTGTGTATGCTGATGAGAATAAGAAATGGCTCAATATTGGATTCCAGAAACGATTTGAGATGTTCAAAAAGATACTTGGTATGCAGGGAATTAAGGTGGATAGTGATGTAGAAGTCATTTACAATGTGGCTATGCCTGTTGCATCTACTGAAATGATTGCTAATCTGAAAGCACTTCAAGAGATGGGAGCAATTAGTAAGGAAACAATTATGGAAAAGACCGAATATGTCAGTGATGTAGAGGTTGAAAAGAAGCGTTTGAGTGGTGAAAATGTTTCACAAAATGTTTCACAGAAGATTGATAATCCTAGTAAAGAAGTAGAGATTAAATAAATGTTTCACGGAATGTTTCACGAGTGAAGTTAAATTAGCGTCTATATGTGGTATTTCAACATAAATATGCACACTATATATAGACGCATTTTGCTTGCCGTTCCGTCCAAATGGACACATCGGACGCATCAAAACTGGACAAATTGACAAATCCAATAATAAATTCGGTCTGATTTGCGATATGACACTGTACTGTGCTAAAGTAATCTGAATTGTAGATACATCAGACACAATTCTATATCCATCAGGCAGAAAAGAGTGGTTAATAGTGTAGTATTGTACACTGTTCCAAACTGGTGCTACGGTATTTCCACATTTTTCCGTGGGATTATGGGGTATCAGATGGGGATATAATCAGAAGAAATCTCGATTTCCTTGGCTTACATTCACTTGACTATCAATCAAGTGAGCGTTTTAGGGGTGATTTGAGCCGATTTTGGGGTCAAATGTGACCAGATGTAGGGTGATAGAGCGTAAATTGCTCTGTACGAATCCATTGTGCAATATGTACAAAGGGGCGAATGGATGTTCGTTGTGCAATACGGAGAAAATACAGTGCTATTTTTGTGCAAAGTGACGGAACAGAAACCTTGAAAATTTTTGAGAGTTTTGCCAATTTCTGAGAAAACTTAGAAACAATTCGGCTAATTGTCTGACAATTAAAATGTTAAATTTTTGTGAATTTTTTGCGTTACCCCTTGACTTTAAAAAATTTTTTCCTTAATCAGAAAAATCCCCACAGAGCAATTTTCAAAGGTGTCATTTCGCTACCTTAGAACAGGGTCTTAAAAATTTTATGACTCCGAATAATTCGGAATCTAAACTACCGAAACTTTCGGAAGCCATAGGAGAGGTTCAGCCAGACCTAACCCTGCGTCAAATTTGACGAACCTTTGCAGAATTCTTCAACCCTTCCAATCGGACTAATCATTGTTGTATCATCTTGTCACAACCACCACGAAATCGTAGACGTTACACAGATAGTGTGTACCCTTAAACCGATATAGTCGGTTTAGACAACTGTGGACTAATAGCATTTTCAGGATTCTCAGAATGAGAATGCTGAGAAATTTACCCTTGACGAAATTGCAAATCAGAAAAAGATGCCAACTTGACACATTCCTATTCAGATATGCACACAATGCACTTCCCACAAAATTGTGGTCAGTAAAAAAATAAGATGTCCAACATCAGGACACCTTACTTTCTCAACTTATCTACTAACTGTGAAACCAACTCCACAGATTCATCATCAAGACCAGTAACATCTACATTCCTCTTATCAGTAATTCCTAAGAGGTAATCTGTAGATACATGAAATATACGAGCCAACTTTATCAACGCTTCATATGAAGGATAACGACTGCCTGATTCATAGGAAGATACAGCACTTATGGCTAATCCTATTCTATCTGCTACTTGTTTTTGAGTTAATTTCTTCTCAATTCTGAGAGATCGTAATTTTTCTCCCATGTTCACCAACTGTATCACCTACTTTCACTGACAGTGTATCAATTAGTGTTTCCATATTGGTGAAATATAATTCCGTAATACGGAAATTCGCTATTGAAAATGCCTACAGTTAATGGTACAATTTATATAACATCTAGGAAATTAGTACAGTGATTTGAAAGGGGCTGTTTTTATGAGAAAGAAATTTATAAAAGGAATTGTTCTTACATTAACTTGTGTAGGAATGATGGGCTTATTTACGGCATGTTCCAGTGATGATGAATATAGAGATACTTTAAATAGTGGTCTTGATAAATACTATAATAATGAAGACATGACAAAACAAGAACATGATGCTGTTGAAAATTTCAATAATTGGAAAGATAAACAAGGCGAAAAAAAATACAGCGATTGGGACTGATTAGTAATATTGAAATAAGAAAATAATTGATTATTAAAAGAGAGGTCTACCTTAAACCAAGGTAGTCCTTTTTTATTGCATATAATAATGAAAGGAGACACACATGAAAGTATTAGATAGATTAAAGATGGAGTTATCCAATCAACAGTATTTCTCTGATGAGCAGTACATTCAGTTCCTTACAGAGAACTCATTAACTCCAACAGATGAATATGATAAATCAACAATGCAGAAGTCATTACTGTTCACTGTCGTTGATATACTTGAAGCCGTTACAAACGACATAGATTTAATGACAGGTATCAGTACAGAGTTCTCAAACATTGGACAAGCGTATGAGTTCTTAGAAGCAAGAATACAACAGGTGAAAGATAAGATTGCAGCCATTCCAGATGAGAATGAGGACTATACTTGTTTCTCACTGATGTATACGAGAGATAGAATTTAA